CTTTTATTTATGTTAACGGTAGACCTGACCACCAAAAAAATCATCATGATGACTGTATTATGGGTATTTCAATGGCGATTTATGTTGCGGAAAAATCTTTCCAATCTTTAACTAAGGTTGTTAATCATACTAAAGCAATGTTAAACTCATGGGCAACAACCGTAACAGAAAATAAAAATGCCTCTGAATTCTTTAATCCTATGGTTCCTCAAATGGGTAGAGAAAGTCGACAATTTAATTCTGGTCCTTCTAAAAGGGACTATCAAGAATATGGGTGGTTATTTGGCGGTAAATAACTATTTATATTATTAAAGAAACGAGTTAAAATTATACCATGAGCGAACAAAATCTGACCGTTTGGCAACGTTTGTCCAAAACGTTTGGTCCAAATTCTTTACTGAATCAAGATTATCCTACTTTCAAATTTGATAAGAAGGAGTTGTTACGTACAACAAGTCGAGATGAGTACGAGAAAGAAAAGTTACAAGCACAACAAACATTTTATTTGTCAGGTCAATGGGCAAAAGTTGAGAATAACATGTATTCTCAAGCGATGTATTATGAACCTACAAGACTTTCAGCTCAGTACGATTATGAATCAATGGAGTATACTCCTGAAATTTCTGCAGCTTTGGACATATATGCTGAAGAATCTACAACAACAAATGAGGATGGTTTTATTCTACAAATTTATTCAGAGTCAAAACGTATTAAATCGGTTTTAGCGGATTTATTTAATAATTCTTTAGATATTAATACCAACTTACCAATGTGGACAAGAAACACTTGTAAGTACGGTGATAACTTTATTTATTTAAAACTTGACCCTGAAAAAGGAATTGTTGGTTGTCAACAACTACCAACAATTGAAATTGAAAGACATGAAGCAGGTGCAAGTGCTAAAATTACGGTTAATGTCGAAAAACCTGAAAAGCCAAAAGCGTTAGAGTTCACTTGGAAGAATAAGAACATGACATTCCAATCATGGGAGATTGCTCACTTTAGATTATTGGGGGATGATAGAAAACTTCCTTATGGTACTTCAATGTTAGAAAAAGCAAGAAGAATTTGGAAACAACTTTTATTATCAGAAGATGCGATGTTAATTTATCGTACATCAAGAGCTCCTGAAAGAAGAATGTTTAAAGTATTCGTTGGAAATATGAATGACGACGATGTGGAAGCATATGTACAACGTGTTGCCAATAAGTTCAAAAGAGAACAAATTGTTGATAGTAAGACGGGTAACGTAGATATGAGATTCAACCAAATGGCGGTTGACCAAGATTACTTCATTCCTGTAAGAGACCCAGCAGCTCCTGACCCAATTACAACATTACCAGGTGCAACAAACCTATCAGAGATTGCGGATATTGAATATATTCAAAAGAAATTATTAACGGCACTTCGTGTTCCTAAGGCGTTTTTAGGTTTTGAAGAAGTTGTTGGTGATGGTAAAAATTTATCATTACAAGATATTAGATTTGCTCGTACGATTAATAGAATTCAAAAGAGTATGATTCAAGAACTTAATAAGATTGCTATTGTGCATTTATTCTTATTAGGATTTGAAGATGAACTTTCTAACTTTACTTTAGGTTTAACAAATCCTTCTACTCAAGCTGATTTATTGAAGATTGATGTATGGAAAGAAAAAGTTCTTCTTTATAAAGATTTGGTTGCAGACCCAGGAAACGGTATTCAAGCAACTTCTTCTACTTGGGCTAAGAAACATATCTTTGGTTGGTCTGATGAAGAAATTAGATTGGATTTACAACAACAAAGAATTGAAAGAGCGGTTGGTGAAGAACTTAAAGCAACTCCAACAGTAATTACAAAAACAGGAATTTTTGATAACATAGACAAATTATATGGTTCCACTACAGGAGGAACCGCATCTGCGTCAACGGCTACTCCACCTCCACCACCTGGAGGTGACTTAGGAGGGGGCGACTTAGGGGGAGGTGACTTAGGAGGAGCTCCACTACCAGGACCGGCGGGAGAAGAAACAGTACCACCACCAGCAGAGGGAGGAGAAGTGACACCAGAATCAAGAATGGATAATCTTAACATTTTAGTTGAAAACAACTTTATTGAGGGTAAATTATTCCTTGATTTAGGTCAAGGACAAGATTCTTTGGGAGAAATTTCAAAAGAACTTGATAAGTTGTTAGATTCATAATATTTATATGAAAACCATTAAAAATGACTTTCGGGCAAATAAAATCCATAATTGAAAATAGCTTAATTGAATCCTATAAGAACGAGGGGGAATTCAAGAAATCTTTAAGAGAATTCAAACACAACGTATTGAGTAATAAATCTATGTCAAAAATTTACTCACTATATGACCAATTAAGTGCACCTCAAGGATTGTCTGAGTCAGATGCTAAAGAATATTTAGAGGAGGGGGTGAATCTTATTCAAAAATTATTAGGTGGTATTAAATTACCTAAAACACTTTCTGAGTCAGTAAATGAATATTCTGACATTGATACGTTAGTTTATTTAAACAAAATTAATTTATCTGAAAGAGTTTCTGCAAAGAAAAATATTATCAATATTTTAACTTCTGAAAAGAAGACTGTAAAAGAATCAATTAATATTCCAATTAAATCCATGGTTAATATTGCCAATCAAACACTAAGAAACTATATTGAAAATTTAAGTGAGAATGATAAAAAAGAATTTTTCCAAATTATTTCTGAAGATACAAAAACTTTAGAAACAAAATTTGAAACTCTTAGAGAAAGCACAATTAACAAATTAAATGTTATTTTAGAAAACGAAAAAGAATTTGAGGTAAAAACAAAAATTTCAGAAACAATCGATAGAATTAAAAATGAAAAGTTTGACCAACTTAATTTCTTAAAATTGAAAAACTTAGAAAACTCAATTTAATTTCTTTCTTTGAATATATTTCGCTTTTAAAATTTCGGTTCTTTTTAAGACCGATTTTTTTTTGTATTCTTTTCTCTCAAACAAAATTTGGTTTTGTTTTGTCTTAATAACTTTGGACTTTAATGTCTTGAGAGATTTTTCTATGTTCTCTCCATTTTTAATTTCAACTATTAACATACTATAAAATATCTGCTTTTTTTAAAAAATTTTGACTATCGGATTTATATGTCTTATTTTTATAATAAATAAACCGAATAATATGAAAATTAATGAAAAAAGGGAAAAGTGTAAAGTTGAATCTTTATAATCCTATCAAATCGAGTTATGGCACTGTGGATTCTAAAAATTTAAAATCTGTCTACATAAACATACAATCATGGGTAACTCCTAAATTTGAACATGATAATTGGAATAGAGTTGTTTGTAATTTAAGTAGAGAAATAAAACACTCAGTTTACAACTCAATAACGACCGAAGTTTTTCAAGAAAAAAGTATCGTAGATTTAGATTTGCGTACGAGTGGAATATCTCATGGAAAAAAGTCATTCTTTAACTTAGAGGTTAATCTCTATACGAATATAGAATTAGATTTCAAATCTCACGAAATTAAAGAATCTATCAAAAAAATTGTAAAAAACATCTTCAAAAATAACATTAATGAAAACAAATATTTTGATTTTTCAACATCAAAAAAAGAAACTAATCAATAAACTATCTATTATTGGATATTTATTTTAAAAACCTTGATGAAAAATCTTAGAATATTAGAAGCAAGTGAGCTTGGACATGGTATCTTGGTCGAAATGGATGCAGGATATGTTTCTCCAAAAGATGAGCATAACGCAAATATCTTAAAAGAAGCATCCAATTTGGATTATAAAAATCCGTTTGAATTTTATGCCGTTCTACAAAAATATGATACGCCAAATAGAAACGGTAGATTTTACCCTAAAAGAATATTAGAAAGAGAAGCAGAAAATTATAAAAAAACAATTGCAAAAGGTTTATCTACTTCAGAGTTAAATCACCCTGAATCTTCACTTATCGATTTAGATAGAGTGTCTCATATTATAACTGACATTTGGTGGGATAAGAATATCCTAATGGGAAAACTTAAATTATTAACATCACCAGGGTTCCACGAAAGAGGAATTGTTTCAACAAAAGGAGACATTGCAGCTAACTTAATGAGACAAGGTGTTACTATGGGTGTGTCATCAAGAGGAGTTGGCTCTCTAAAAAAAGTTGGAGAAAGAAACGAAGTACAAGATGATTTTGAATTAATTTGTTTTGATTTAGTATCTTCACCTTCAACACCAGGAGCTTATTTATTTTCAAACCCTGAAGATAGAAACAAGTATGAAGAAAATTTAGATGAGGAAAGAAATCGTAAAGAATCAAATCAGTTCGCTGAAAAATCAGTTGACTTAATGAAAAAATTAAACGATTTTTTAGGAAAATAATTAAATATGGACGAAAAGTATTTTGTAGCAAAAATTCAATACGATTTACCTGATGAGAATTCTGGTAAGATTAAAAAAATCAGAGAAGAAAAACTTGTTAAAGGTTTTTCAGTGACAGATGTGGAAGCAAAAGTCACAACTAAGTACGAAGGATTCACACACGATTGGAGAATAACTTCGGTATCTGAAAGTAAAATCGATGAAGTAATTGAAAAGTAATTTAATAAAAGTGGTCAATTGACCACTTTTTTTATTTGGTAGATATTTATCAAATAAAAATTATGAATTTTCAAGCAACATTATACACAGGTTCAGCAGGTCCTGTTAATCCAAATTATAAAATAATTAACGCTTCATCATGGTCGGCATGTTTGGCTTATTGTGAAGGGACAGAACAAAATATTAGTCAGTTATCGAATTTAACTAACGTAGAAGTTGTTGTCAATGATGAAACATCAACAAATTGTTTTCAAGTTTCATTAAGGTCCAACACAACAATGTTATTAACTTCCTACATGGTTTTTGATACAAGTTATGATACATTACAAACTTGGATTAATTCTCAAACAAATAAATCTGTTGCGAGTATTAACGTGCAACAAAAAACTTACGTAGTAGTTTAATAAAAACTACTTTTTTTAGTTTTGATACTATTTATTAGTTAAAATAAATAATTTTTTAATGCAAGAAAATAAATCATTAGTACAAGAGGCACTTATTCAAATGAGAAATGTTGAAGAAGCTATCGCCGAAAATGCAAAAGGAATACTTCATTCTACAATGAAAGAAGAAATCAATCAATTAGTAAAAGAATCTCTTTCTGAACAAGACGAGGTTGATTTAGATGCAGACATGGAAGATGACGTAGACACAGATGATGTGGATATGGACATTGATATGGATGTTGATAACGACACAGATGATATGGATATGGACGTTGATACTGAAATTGACATGGATTCTGAGGACGAAAGTCCTATAGATTTGACTGACGCATCTGACGAAGAAATTCTTAAAGTGTTCAAGGCTATGGGTGAAGAAGACGGAATCATCGTTAAAAAAGATGGTGAAGATATTCACTTAACAGACAATGACGCTGACACAGAATACTTGGTAAAGCTTGGTGAGTCTGAAGAAGATGAAATAAATATGAATGAAATTATGAACCAAACAGAAACAGACGAGTCAGTACAAGATGTAATTGACGCAATTTTCTCTAAAGACGGAGACACATCACAAGTAGACATCGAAGATGTTGAATCAGATGATGAAATGATGGAATCAGATGATGAAGTTGTTTACGAAATTCATTTAGATGATGACGATGAAATGATGGAATCAGACGAATCGGATGACGATGATGAAATGATGGAATCTTATCAAGATGAAGATGAAATGATGGAATCAGATGACGAAGACGACGATGATGAAATGATGGAATCTTATCAAGATGAAGATGAAATGATGGAATCAGATGACGAAGACGAAGAGGAACTTGACGAAGAGGAAGACGAAGAATCTATTGACGAATCTTATGACCACAAAAGAGCGGTTAGAGAAGGTAAATCAACAGTTAAACCTAAAGGTGTTGGAATCGGCTCAGGACCTAAATTCACTTACAAAAATAAAGCTGCAGGTGGATTTAAAGAGGACAAAAA